CAAGGCGGTAACGTCGTAGCTTAATCCAGCATAGAAAGGAATAAATAATGCCCTTGCTGACTCCATCCGCAGTGCATGTAGATCAGCCGCTGACTAACCTCACGCTGGCTTATGCACAATCACAAGAGAACTTTATCGCTGATAAGGTTTTCCCAACTGTCGGTGTTTCAAAACAATCTGACAAATACTACATCTATGACCGTGCGAATATGAACCGTACTGGTGATGTAGCAAAACTGGCCCCACGTACAGAAGTAAACCGTATCGGTATGACTTTGTCTACAAGCAGCTACTTCGCTGATGTATACGGTCTAGGTATGGACTTCGACGAGCAAACTTTGGCTAACGAAGATGCTGCATTGGACATTCGTTCTGCTGGTGCTGAAACCTTGGCGATGCGTCTGATGATCCATCGTGAAGAGCAGTTTGCAACCAACTTCTTCTCAACTGGAGTTTGGGGAACAGACAACACATTGTCAGGTACTGATCAGTGGTCAGACTACACCAACTCAACACCAATCCAAGATGTAACTGCTGCTCGTCGTGCAGTACAGTTGGCTTCTGGTGGCTTCAAGCCAAACACAATGGTTGTTGGTAAAGAAGTACGTGACAAGCTGATCAATCACCCAGACATTCTGGCTCGTTTGAACGGTGGCGCAACTGTAACTAACACTGCGTTGATCACAGATGCTAAGTTGGCTGAAATCTTTGAGGTAGAGAACTTCTACGTCATGGAAGCTGTCAAGAACTCATCAGTAGAAGGTGTTGCAGAAAGCAATGCGTTTATCGGTGGTAAGAATGCTCTATTGGCTCACACACCAAACAATGCTGGTCTTATGTCACCAGCCGCTGGTTTGACCTTCGCTTGGAATAACCTCGAAGGTGTGAACAACTTAGGTATTACTGTTGAGTCGTTCTCAGATGATGCTCTGAAGCGTCAGCAAATCGCTGAGATGATCCAAGTTAAAATGTCTTACGATATGAAAGTCGTAGGCGCTGACTTGGGTTACCTCTTCGCTGCTGCTGTAGCTTAAGATTTATATTGGTGGGGGCTGTAGTAATGGCCCCTGCCACCCTTCCCCGACAAAAGGTAGTACAATGATCCGACAAGAGAATATGCCATTTCAAATAGACCGCCCAGTCTTTGTTAAGCACCCATTTCAATCTTGGGGTAGACAACTAAAGAAGGGTGAGGAGTTTAAATGGAAAGAGATTGGTGTAACTGAAGAGAAGGCACTGATCTTGTATACACAAGGTTTCATTCATCATAACTCAGAGTTTGAAGTAGAACTTAGAGTTGGTGATGGATTAGAGCAACTAGACGTAGCTGGATTGCATGGTCTTGTGGACAGTATCAACGAGAAAGTAAACTCTAAGACTAGATCTGACGCTGAGTTCCAAAAGAAGAAGTGTAAGAAGTCTAAGATAGTTGATAAACAGCGTGGGCTTATTCGTAGCTGGCGTAGAAATTATGGTCACATGGAGACTAATTAATTATGGCTTGGTCGTATGATGCAATGAACTTAGGTACGAGTACTCTGGCAGAGAGAATAAACTCTGTTCGTTTACTTGTAGGTGACACTGACACTAACGATCAACAAGTCCAGAACGAAGAAGTCACATTCGCTCTTAATCAAACAAGTGACAATGTATATTACGCCGCTGCATGGTGTGCTAGAAGCATAGCCGCACAATACTCTCGTAGGGTTACACAAAACCTCTCAGGTGCTCTCAGTGCTGACTACAGCGACTTACAAGACCATTACACTAGCCTAGCTGAGACACTAGAGCATCAAGGTAAGAAGACTGGTGCTGTATTAGGTATTAAAGCTGGTGGTATTAGTATCGCTACTGTGGATAATGTAAGACAAGATACAGACCGTGTTCCACCATCCTTCCGTAGGGATAGATTCAAGAACCCACCAAGTTACAGTGGTGATGACTACGATTATAGTTGAGGGGTAGGTAATGGCATTCTCAAGAGGTTATAACCTACTCAAGATGGTAGAGGAGTTTGGTGAGCCACTTACTCTACGCAAGAAGACTACAGCAGGAACCTATGATCCTACTACAGGGTCAGTAACAGGTTCAGCTACAACCGACTACAGCTTTGAGGGTTACTTCTACAACTACGATCAAGGTATCATAGCTAATGTAGATGAGATCCGTAGAGGCACCCGTAAATGCGTAGTCCCAGCTTTAGGATTGGCAGTAGAACCCGATGACGAAGATCAGATTATTGGTAACGGTGACACAGTTAATGTTATTTCTGTTGTTACTATATTTTCTAATGGGGTCAAGATTTGTTTCTTGTGTGATGTGAGAGAGTAATGGCCCAGAGTACTTTTAAGTCAGGCCTTGATAAAATTGTCAGTGATGCTGCTAGAAAAGGTATGAGAAGAGGTCTTGAGGAAAGGCTCGACAATATGGCAAGAGATGCTGTCGGTCTAGGTACTATTAATGTCCCTGTTTGGAGTGGTGCTTACGTGAGATCCTTTTCATTTAAGGCTAACAATACCTCAAGTAGAGGTCGTAGAGTACAATCAGATGATTACGCTGGAGGTACTCCTACAGGCGGGGCAGAAGATAGGGATGCCGGTCTTAGGAACCTTGAATCAGATATATCCGCTATTCTTGCAGATGAGAATGCAGATATTAAAACCATAACTCTTAGGAATGATTCTCCACATGCGAGTGCTGTCGAGGAAGGCTCTCTAACAGTTCCTCTAAAGGGTAATGAGCAAGGACTTGTGTTCGACAATGCTTATAAAGTGTTCGCACAGATAAGGAGAAAGTATGGCTAGTATACACAATGACATACGTGCTGCACTAGAAAACAAATTAGCCAACACCTCTGGTCTTCCATCAGGTATCGCTTTTGAAAATGTCTCTTTTAGTCCGACAACAGGTACAAGTTTTCTTCGTACATTTTACATTCCGACATCTCGTAGACCTGCTGTAAGAGGTTTAAACCCACAACAGAGATATGAAGGTATCTTTGGTGTGACCGCCTATGCCCCAGAAGGTAATGGCCCCGCCACTGCTGATAGTCTTGCTAATACTATTATTGAGGCTTTTGAAGCAACTACTAAAATCTCCTACTCTGGGGATGAAACAATCACTGTATCCATCGACTATGCTGAAAGACAACAAGGTTTGTTGGATGCGCCTTGGTACTACGTTCCGGTTAATATCGGATGGTACTGTTATAATAATTAGGAGAATACATTATGGCCTTCGCACAAGGTTCTCGTTCCAGCCTATCGTTCATTGTGGAAAGCACATTTGGCACGACTCCTGCTGGTAACTTCACAAACTTACCCTTCAGCACACACTCTTTGAATCTAACTAAAGATCGTGTAGCTGGTACTGACATTCAAGCTGACCGTATGCCCCGTGTTGACCGTCATGGTAACCGTCAAGCTGCTGGTGACATTGTTGCTGACTTACGTGATGCTGACTACGATGCATTCCTAGAATCAGCTATGTTGTCCACTTGGTCAACTAACGTCCTTAAGGTTGGTACAACACCTAAATTCTTCTCTATCGAAGACTATGCCGCTGACATCGACCAAGCTCGTTTGTTCACAGGTATGACAGTTTCTACTATGGGTATCTCTCTTGCCCCTAATCAGATGGTAACAGCTACCTACGGTATGGTTGGTAAGGACATGACTATTGGTGCTACTGAGAAGACACAGGACGCTGCATCAGGTGCTGCTCCATTCGATGCCTACTCAGGTACATTGGCTATCGGTGACGTTGATGGTACACCCTCTACATCAGCTATTGTAACTGGTATGGACTTCACTCTAACTAACTCATTCGCACCTACCTTCGTAATTGGCAGTGATAGTGCGCCACAGTTAGAAGTTGGTCGTGCAGAGATCGAAGGTACTATCTCAGCTTACTTTGAGGATGCAGCTTTAATTAACCGCTTCTTGAATGAAACTGAAACTGAGCTTGAGGTAACTGTGGGTGATGGTAGTAACACCATGAAGTTCGCATTCCCACGAGCCAAGATTAATAGCGCAGATGTAGGTGTAGATGGCCCAACTAGCCGTGTTATCTCTCTGTCATTCGTAGCACTCTACAACACAGCAGATGCAAGTAACTTAGTTATTACTCGCTCTGCATAAAGTACCCTAGCTAGGGCGGGGAAGCATTGGTGTCGGGTCTGATGCTTCCCCTTTTACCCGACCCGACAACTTTTTACCCGAAAGGAAACTCGATATGGATTTAAAAGATTTAATCCCGACCACAAATACTGTAGATGTAGAACTACTGCATCCATTCTCTGAAGAGCCTCTCTTAAATGATGATGGAACCCCCATGTCAATCACCCTTTATGCCGCACACTCTAAAGAGTACAAAGCAGCATTACATGAGCAAACAAATATCCGTTTGAAGAAGGCTCAAGACAACAAAGGCAAGATTGAAGTCACAGCGGAAGAGATGGAGAAGTCTAACATCGACTTGATAGCTAAAGCTACTAAGTCTTGGAACTTAACTTTTGATGGTGACAGCCCAGATTTCACTGTAGCTAAAGCTAAAGAGCTTTATGAGGAAGTGTTCTGGATGAGAGGTCAGATAGAGGAGGCATTGGCTAACTCGCTGGATTTTACGAAGACCTGATCAGTCAAATAGAAGCTTATGCTGAACACCAGTTCGAATTAAGCAAGACTGATCAGAACGGCACATCAGAACGTGAACACCTAGAACAAGTGGAAAGGCAGACTGGAAAAAGACTTAAACAACTAGATGGACCCGAATTTCCTACGTTGTTGTCTCACATCTGGTCTGCCTTTATTTTATTAAGCAACAGCAGATCTATGGGTTTCTCAGGCCCTAACCCGATAACATACGAACAAATAAAGGCATGGAAAGAAGTGACACAAACACCATTAGAAGCTTGGGAAGTATCAGCACTAAAGCGTTTGGACACTATCTTTATAAGGGTTATGAATGGAAAATGAAGTCTTAAAACTCATCCTCTCTGTTGAGGACAAGTCTGTCATTAAGGCTACCCAAGAGGCTAAACGTCTTGAGAAAGAAATCAAGGCGCTTGTAGCTACTGAGAAAGTGTTGGGCAAAGAGCATGAGATAGTCAAACAAAAGACTATAGAGATAAAGAGAAAGTTGCAAGACTATGCCAATATCAGTAGTCAGAAGGCTGTCCCTACCCTTAAGAAACTTATACAAGCTGAGAGAACCCTTAGCCTAGAAGTTGACAAGAATACTGCTGCTTTAACAAGAAATACTAAAGCTACAAAAACTGCTGCTAATGCGACCAATCAGTATGGGGCCTACGCTGCTGGTGCTGGTAAAAAACTAAACACTATGAATATGCGTATTCAACAAGGTGGTTATCAGCTTCAGGATTTCTTTGTTCAGATACAGTCTGGCACTAGCTTCTTTACAGCTTTTGCTCAACAGGGTTCACAGTTTGCGGGTGTCTTTGGACCGACAGGTGCTGTATTAGGTGCTGTCATTGCTATTGGTTCTGCTATTGCAGCTATGGCTTATAATTCATATAATGCCTCAAAAGATATGAGAGATCTTTCTGATGTCATGGATGATTTATCGGATGTCTCTAGTGATCTCTTAGATAGTTTTACAGAAATCGATGAAGTACTCGACTCAACGGCAGATAATATGGGTCTTGTCTCTGAAGCCTATAAAACATTTCTTGATTTAAAATTACAAGATAATTTATTAGAACAAACGAAACAGTTTAGAAGTTTGGGTTCAAGTATAAGTGATTCGGCGGGAGAGCTTAACACCTTTCAAAGATTTATGTTGGGCTTGTCTAAAGGCCCACAAGGGATGGGTATACTCGCCCCTCTTATGGACCCATTTGGAAAACAAAAAGGCATTTCAGAAAGGTTTGAAAAGGGATTATCAGGACAGAATGTTCAAGAAGCTTTAGGTGTTTCATCTGAGGTTTTAGGGAAACGCTTGTCTGAATATGACAGAGCTTTGTTGAGTGGTGATTTTGAATCGGCTCAAAGAGTCTTGGTTGATTTGTACGATGATGTTTTTGCAAACGTGTCAAAAACTAATGATGTTTTCAACAGCACTAAGACTGCTATAGAATCAACAATAGACCTTCTTCAAAAAAGATTGGATATTGAAAACGACACAACACAAGTCACTAAAGACGCAGAAGAGGCTAAAAAACAAGCAGCTAAAGATGCTAAGACGTATGCCGCTGGCGAAGCAGCTATGCTTAAGATCCTTAAGAAAAGAGCAGAAGATAGAAATAAGGCTGAGATAACCTTCCTCAAGATTATGCAAGCCTCTATGAACGAGAGGCAAAAAGGACTAGACGCAGAGCAAAAGATAAATGACCTTGTTGATAAGCGCCGTAACTCTATGCTTGATCAAGGCGATTTATTAAAGCATGAAGTGTTCTTAAGAACAGCTTATAAAGACGAAACATATATACAAGAGAGACTCGAACGGAAAAAATTAGACCTTTATATAAAACAAGCTGATTTAAACGAGACTCAGGCTGCTCGTTTAAGGGCTGCTCTTGGTTACTTAGTTGATCAAAAGCAAGCGTTAAAAGACCTTAACGAGCAAGAAAGTATTAGGTTACATCTTCAGAATCTGCAAGTTAAAGCTATAGAAGAGTCTCCTGCTGGACAAGCTCTTAGGAAGTACGGTGCAAGAGGAACAAAATCTGACAAAGATCCAACATTCGGTACTGGCCCTAATGCAGGTAAATCTATATATGACACAGACAAGTCCAATAAAACAATAAAAGAAACTATAGACCTCACCAGAGAACTAACTGAAGCACAGAAGCAACAAGTAGCTATAGCTGATAGTGTCTCTGGAGCCTTTGGTGACCTGTTTATAAATATGGTAGATGGTACTATGTCAGCTAAGGATGCCTTCAGAGCTATGGCTGCTGATATTATTAAAGAGTTGTATCGCATCATGGTCGTTGAACAGATGGTTCAATCTCTTAAATCTGGTATTATGGGTTTCTTTTCCCCCACTTCTGCTGCTGGCACTGCAGGTTCTGTAGCCCCACCTAAAGCCCCTAGAATATTTGACGGTGGTGGATACACAGGCTCAGGCCCAAGATCAGGTGGCTTAGATGGTAAGGGTGGCTTTATGGCTATGCTGCACCCTAGAGAGACTGTAGTAGACCACACTAAGGGTCAGTCAGTAGGTGGCGACACAGTAACAGTGAACCAAACCATCAACGTCTCTACAGGCGTACAACAGACAGTGAGGTCAGAGATTAAACAGCTTATGCCACAAATAGCTGATAACGCTAAAGCTGCTGTAGTAGATGCTAAGAGGCGTGGTGGATCATATGGAAGGGCATTCTCGTAATGGCTATTAGTTACCCCCTGTCGTTGCCTACAAGTATTGGCATAGCGCAGATAGATCTTATGGCTATCAATTCTGTAGCTGTATCAAGATCACCTTTTACTTTCTCTACGCAAGTTCATGCTTATGCTGGGCAGTCATGGCAAGCTGATGTTACTCTACCAAGTATTCGTAGAGACTTAGCTGAAGAGTGGATAGCTTGGCTTATTTCCCTTAAGGGTCAATTAGGGACTTTCTACTTAGGAGACCCTAATGCTGTAACACCCAGAGGTTCAGCTAGGAATGCAGATACTATACTGGTAAATGGAGCAGTGTCTTCTGGAAACACAATAGATATTGATAGCGCCCCTGCAAGCCAGACAGGTTACCTGAAAGCTGGTGACTACATGCACATTGGTACAGGTAGTTCTAGGCAACTGTTTAAGGTCTTAACTGATACTGACACTAATGCATCTGGAGAAGCTACCGTTGATGTTTGGCCTGATGTTAGAACAAGTATAGCAAATGCAGCAGCAGTGACTGTAGAAAACACTAAGGGTGTTTTTAGGCTTACTGGTAATGAACAATCTTTTAGTATTAACGAAGCCAGCTTCTATGGAATATCCTTTGGAGCAGTGGAGGTAGTATGACACGTACTGTACCAGCAGCTTTACTCACAGCCCTTGGGCAGACAGATGTACACCCTTATTATGCTATTGAATTAGACTTTGACAGTGGCCCTATAAGGCTTTGGACTGGGTATGGTGATAAAACCATAGACTCTAATACCTATACAGGTTCTGGCAGTCTTCTTAATATTAGTGGTATGGAAGAGGTTAATGATTTATCAGCTAAGAATATAACCTTAACTCTTTCAGGTATTTCCTCTAGTATTATCTCTTTAGCTCTTACAGAGCCATATCAAAGAAGAGAGTGTAAGGTTTACTTTGGTACTACAGATACGTCTACACCAGTGGAAGTCTTTAGTGGTCTTATAAATACTATGACCATAGAAGACAGCGGTGAAACTAGCGCTATACAGCTTGTTGTAGAAAGTAAGCTAGTGAGGCTAGAGAGAGCTAGTAACCGCAGGTATACACAAGAGAACCACATAGCTAGACATGCAGGAGATAACTTTTTCTCGTATGTAACTAAGCTACAGGACAGGGAGATTGTTTGGAATAAAGAAGTTTCCCCTGCTGCTGTTAAGTCTATTGCCTCTGGGGTTAGTGGGTTTTGAGTATTAGAGATAGTTTAAATAATTACATTCGCTCTGTCAGAGACATGCCCTTTAGTTGGGGTCAACATGACTGCCTCACCTTTACTAACAATGCATTTAAAGCTATGTACGGATCTGGTTGGGCTGATGATTGGATTGGTAGATACGACAATCAAGGATCTTACGTTAAGAGAACTGAACTAGAGAAAGAGTTTGGATTTAAGATAAGACAACTACCAAATGAAATAGATAAGAGGCTAAGTCCTATAGATTACATACCACCTTTAGGCGCTCTAGTTACTACAAAAGAATCTCAGCGATGGATAACAGGAGTAGCTTTTGGTATTTCCACTGGTACTAAAGCTGTGTTCCTGTCAAAAGAGGGTCTACACCCTTTATCATTAGAGTTTGTTGATCAGGCTTGGGTTAAAGATACATGAGTAAATATAAGCTAGGCGATTATACAGTTAATAACTGGAATGACTGGGATAGGGTTCCTAGAGATCCAGTAACTGTTGGTGGATATATATTAAGTGCTGTTGCGCCGACTTTTGTTGCTGGTTTATCAGGTGCTGCGGCCCTTGGTCTGGCTTATGTAACTGGGTTTGTAGCCATAACTGCTGTTACCTCTTGGGCCTTAAATGCCCTAATGCCTAAACCCCCAGTACCTTCTTATAGTCAACAAGTAAATATTAAAGAGGCTGCTGCACCACAGGATTTTGTCTATGGAGAAATTCGTAAGGGTGGTGTCATAACCTTTTATGAGACTTCTGGTAATGCTGGGTTCCCTCAACTTTATCTACATCAAATAATCGTATTGGCTGGACATGAAGTAAACAGCATAGGCGATATTTACATAAACGATAAGGTTGCTACTTTTAGTGGGAACTTTGTAACTACAGCTACTGATGGTACTGAGACTGTAGACTACAAGTCAAAGATACGAATTAAGAAGTATGACGGATCACAGACTACAGCAGACAGTGACTTAGTATCTGAAACAAGTGTAGACAGCACTTTTAAGGGTTTAGGAATAGCTTACCTTTATGTCAGATATGAGTTTGACCAAGATGTATTCTCTAGTGGCCTACCTCTTATAACTGCTAAAATTCAGGGTAAGAAGGTCTACGACCCTAGAACTACCACCACAGCCTACAGTAATAATGCCGCCCTATGTATTCGTGACTTTATAACATCTTCCTATGGACTAGATGACAGTGCCATAGATGAAACTTCTTTTACAGCGGCGGCTAATGAGTGTGATGAAAACGTCACCCTAGATGCCGGTGGTACAGAGAAGAGATACACCCTTAATGGAACTGTCAGCGCTGCCTCTCCAATAGGTAATGTCTTAGGGGAAATGGTCACAGCTTGCGCTGGTACACTATTCTGGGGATCTGGATATTGGAGATTAAAAGCGGGTGCTTATACGTCTCCCGTAAAGACACTTACACTGGATGATTTAAGAGGTCCAATAAACTTAGAGACTCGTACAAACATGCGAGATAACTTTAACACTGTTCGTGGTACTTTTACGGATGCAGAGCAGGATTATATTGCAGCAGACTACCCAGAAGTAACGAGTAGTACATTTAAAACTCAAGATAACGGTGAAGAAGCCCTACTAGATTTAAACTTACCTTTCACTACAAGTTCAGCCACTGCTCAACGACTAGCTAAATTAACACTGTACCGTGGTCGTGAGCAAATGACCTTAAGTGCTGACTTTGGTTTAAATGCTTTTAATATAGAAGTAGGTGACATAATATCCTTCACTAACGCTCGTTATGGCTTTAGCGCTAAAGAGTTTGAAGTTATAGGCTGGTCGTTCTCATCTAATCAAGAGGCTGGGGATTTACGAGTAAGGCTTACCTTACAGGAAACCTCTCAAGCTGCTTTTGACTGGAACGCTGAAGAGACTGCTATAACAAGTAATGACTCTACTTTACCCACAGCTTTTGATGTACAGACACCAACCCTAGACACACCCACTACAAGTGCAATTCTAAACGCTGATGGCACTGCTGTACCCACAATAGTATTTACTTGGTCGGTAACTACAGATGCTCTTGTAGACCAATATGAGTTCCAGTGGAAGAAGAGTACAGACACAGAGTATAACTCCTCTATACTTACTGGTAAAGAGTTTACCCTATTCCCAGCTATCAGTGGTGTCACTTACAACTATAGAGTAAGAGCATTTAGCTTCTTAGGTGTTAGGTCAGCCTTTGCTTCTGGTAGTATAGCTGCACCTCAAGACACTACAGCCCCTAGTGATCCTACTAGCTTTACAGCTACAGGTGGCTTTCAGTCGATAAGACTTGATTGGACTAACCCAACTGACAGTGACTTACGGTTTATCAGGATATGGGTAACAGATACTAATGTGGCCCCTAATTACGGAAGTGTTACTCCTGACTTCACTAGCCTTACAGATGACTTCACTCACAGTAAGCTAGGCAATGCTGTCACTAAGTACTACTGGATTAAGGCTGAAGACTATAGTGGCAATCAATCTGGTGCTGTAGGGTCAGCTAGTGCAACTACACTCAGGGCTGCAACTGATGATATAGATACGTCTGCTGTAACGACACCTAAGATTGCTGCTGGGGCTGTGTCGTTTAAAACTAGAAGTACTGACGGTACAGCTTATAGCAGTGGTTTCTCAGGCTCTAGTCCCGCACCTGACACCACTTACCAGACAGCTAGAGATGCTATAGATAATGGGACATACCCTACTGGTGCTGGTTGGAAGCAACTAGGTAGTGAGAGCTATACTGTATCAGCTACAGATGTCCCTGAGAGCTTAGTATTTACCACTAGGTATATTGCTGCATTTACCTCTTTCATAGCTGACACAGGTGCTTCTGGATACAACGCCAGTGTTGCTCAATTAGCTAGAAGCAGCTATTCTCTAAGGCTTACTAGAACAAGAAGTGCCACTACAACAGAGCTACAGAATGTAGGTCACGACATAGGTTTCATGTTCTTTGGTGGTGGTTTCCCCTTCTCAAGTGGTCAAGG